CCTGCCGAATAGCATTGCGCCGCTGTTCTTCCATATTCAAGCCAAGCGGATTGTTCGCGCCAATGTTTAACGGCTCCAACCTATCCCGCGTACCAGATCTGTAAAAGTTCAACGATCCCGGCGTTGTGCGTACCGGCAACATAAACCCATCATCAGGAACCATTAAAGGTGGATCAATCTGCTTTTGAGCCGCACGAATAGTAACCTCTGACATTTTATTTAGCATCTTAACATCAGGCAGCGCGTTCATAGCAGGACAGCGGCCATAGCTGCTTACACTGTCTTTGTTAAAACGAGGAACCATAAACGGGAACTCATCAAAGCCGCCCTCAGACAAAAGCTTGCGCGTATCTGCATGGTAATACACAGACGCTACCGGCTTGTCCTTTGCCAGCTTACCCTTAGCCTCAGAGCGCGGATACACCGCATGAATAATCTCATGCTCCTTGTACGGCTCATTCTTCAAGTCTTTCTGGCATTGCGCAGGCAAATTCTCTTCGCCAAACCGTTGAGCCATAGCGCGAGAAGACATTTTAAACTTGCGGTAAACAGTATCTACCTGACCTTTAGAGTTTTCAGAGATGCATATCTCTGCAATGTGCCTAGAAGAAAAGCGCAAGCCATCTTCATTACTCTCTATATAAAAAGCAGCAGTACCAAAAACCACAAGATCATAGTAAAGCTCATGGATTTCTTGCTGAAAATTCGAGCGATTAAACGCTTGATACATTTGATCAAGGCATAACTCCAACCACTCATTTGCCAAGTCATTGTTTTGCAAGTCTGGATTGCGATAACGCATAGAAAACCAAGGCGAACTAGGGCTAGTCAGCATTCCATGCAATGAAGACGCCAACAGTTCCACAGCATGAATAGCAGTGCCATCATAAATTAACTCTGTACGCTTATCACCTTGCGTGCGCTTCTTCGTAATATCTGCCTTACGTGGCAGCATATAATCCGCAAGCTCTTGCCAATGGTTCTCCCAATTAGAACGCTGGCTTTGCAAAGTCTTATAACGCCGATCTAACTGCGCAATCATTGGCAATACTTGCATCACATCATCCCGTAGCTAGTCATAATAGAACGCTTCTTTTTCTTCTGCTCAGGGCTTAAACCCTCAACAGATCCACCCTGAGTACGACCAGCCATCTTTTGATTAAGCCGTTCCAAAGGATCTACAGTCAAATCAGCGCGGCGCTTAGCTGGTTGAGAAGAGCGTGCGCCCATCTCACCAGCAATGTTCTTACGCATCATCACTTGATTAAACCACCCATCAGTGAACGCCTGCGGCGCGTAGCAGGCTCAGAAGTCAACAAGCCTTGAGGCGTTGTGGCAATCGTAGAGCGCCGCCCCTTCTTGGCAGTCTCCGCAACCTTTTCCTCCGCTGGGCCTTCTGCCTGCGCCTTGATAATAGCAGCCTCTTCAACACCCGCCTTTGCAGTCGTTGTGCCAGCACCAGTGTCAGGCTTTTTAGGCGCACCCCTGCCCTCAGTCGGACTAGGCTTTGCAGCGGGCTTTGGCTTTGGCTTTGGCTTTGGCGCTGGCTTTGGCGCTGGGGGCTTAGGTGGTTTAGGCGCTGGCGGCGGTGTAGGCGCAGGCGCCGGTGCGGGCGCTGGCTCAGGCTCAGGTGTGCTACTACCACCACCACCTAATAAATCAATATCTAATATCTTGCCAGCCGCTGCCGCGCCAAGTATTGCCGTTACTGGATCACCCATATCTCACCTCATGCCGCAAAAGGGTTATAGTCCATGACAGCCTGCATCTGTGGTGGCCGCATACTACCGCGACTTTCACGTAAACCAACTGCCAAATATCTAAACGCATCAGCCGCATGACTAGACCAGTCATGCACCGGGTTCGCCCGGAAACTGCGCGTCCTCTCATTGTACGCCCGGTGATACTGCCGCAACGCTTCCAATCCATCTTTACACGCATCACGATCAAACCACAGACGCGGTATCAACATCTGCGCAGCGTGTATGCCATCCTCAACAGGCAATTTAGGAACAACTCTAAAATTCAAACCCAAATCCCAAGCAACCTCTCTACGGCTCTTACCAGAACCTAACTCCCTTACCTCTATATCATGCGGAGCATTATGATCGCCATATAAATATTTTTTTGCTGAGAGAATTTGGCAATAGTGTGGCAACCCCTCATTCCTATTCTCATAGTAATCAATAACGTGAACGGCGCGACCAACAGTCTGCGTAAACCATATCGCCGTACTATCGCCAACACCAAGATCCCACCAAGTCTCTACACGAACAGACGGATCATACGGTACACTGCAAACCCGACCAGACGCCGTAATCTCTTCAAGCTCCTTGCCATAAATAGCACCGGGAACATTCGCATTCCAACTACACTCAAACTCCTGAGCATACTGGTCTACACTCATCATAACCTTGGCAGCTTCCAATTCCTCATCGTCCAATATACCAGTCTCAGACGCACGGTATATCGCAGCCAACCAATCATCATTCCCAACAGCTTCCTCATACTTCTCATAGAAAGCATTGTGACCTTTAGGCGTGCCAACAAATACACACCAACCCTTCCGATCAGACAAAGCTGGCCGCAATACCTCTGGAAATACATTCTCAGGCATGTCAGCGACCTCATCCATCACACAGCCGTCAAGATAGATGCCTCTTAAACTATCGGGATTTTCCGCACCGAGAAGGCTAATCCTAGCACCAGTAGGCAAATCACATCGCAATTCAGTCTCATGAAACTTCACGCCCGGTATCTTGCCAGCAAACTGCTTTATATAATCCCACGCCACATTCTTAGCCTGACGATAAGTCGGAGCCATATACGCATAACGTGGCGCTTCCTTCCCACTCATTAACGCATCACGCAATATATGATTAACAGCCCAAACCGTCTTGCCAAACCTACGATGACAAACAACAACACCCCAACGCTTAGACTGCATCTCATCATGCAATGAACGCTGCAACGTGCGCGGCTCATACGGTATCTCAATATGCATCAGTGCTTCGTCTTTCCGCTAAATGTCAGCAAACCAGCACGCACCAACATCTTCTCATACAAGTCAATCAACAGCACAGCAGCCTGATACTGCTCAGAGGCGCTAGGAGCGTCCACAGTAAGCCTACGCAACTCTTTGATGTGTGACAGCAGGGATGTGCTTTCGGCGTTCATACAGGCTCCGTGTGTGGGTGTACTGTGTTGGGGTAGTATACGTGTATAGCAGCGGCGGGCGGTTTCTGGGGGGGTGGGGGTGCCCGATCTGCAAAAACTTTACATAATACGTATTATGCGACAATAATGTTGTGCAATTACAATGGCTTGGCAGTATGCCTGCGCTTACCGGCAATTGCTTTCGCCTTATGGTTGAAAATGAAACAAGCTTAGCCTGCCTGCCTCACGCGTGTAGATCGGACGCACAAGATGTACCATATATACATATCCAACCCCTAACCTAATGCCTCACTTCCTCATCATGCTCGACCACATCCACCGCATTGACAGCCACATCTCCCCCGGCCCAACTGATTGTAACCGTCTGTGATTGCTGCGCTGTGTCTTCCTTTTTGTCACGCACACCGAATGGCTGATTGCGTGCTGTTGTCCACTTAAGAGTGTCTATCTCTAGCCTGCGTCTGTTCACCTCCGCATTGAGATGACGCACATCACCGCCTTCTGGTAATGGCTCCATAGCCAGCTTGTTTATCTTGTCGCTGTAATACTCTGCCTGCAAGATCCTGCCGCGTCTGTATAGTTCAAACATGTCATCATCGCTTGCGACTGCTCTTGTGACTGCGCGATACGTGGGCATGTCGCTATCGGCTGTGATATCCACAAGTGTTTCGCCCTGCGCTAATCTATCAACGATCTTTTCCATAATCTTTGCGTTGACTGTTTTCGATGGCATTTGCATTCCTAGTAAAAAAAATGCCCCGCATAGCAGGGCAAGTTATTGAGAACAGAAATCGCATCAGGCTTAGACAGGAGGAACAACCAAGCACAACAACTTGCGATTATATACCATTTGTAGCGCATTTCGGTCTGTTCGTCTACTACATATGTTTGTTATTCTGCTACTTGACATATCGTGACAAATGCTTATCTATGGTCATGTAACAACTCAACATGGGGAAACTTATGAAAATTACCAAAGCAGCCATACAAGCTCTCGCGACACAGCCGGTCAAAGCCCAATACAGTCTGGAGACAGACAAAGCCATTTATCTGGAAAGTGTAATTGATGCTGGCGGTTTCGACATCAGCTTGACTGATCGCCCTATGCAGTGGGAACGCTGCATTGATTGGCTTGAAGAGGTGACAGCATGAAGCCTTTTACCGTGTCAATCACCTACCAAACCCTGCGCGGCAACCTTGCGGTTGCTGCGTACATTATTCAATCAAACACTGGTTCCTTTGCCAGAAGACAGGGCCTGCGCCGCTTGTTGCGTGATGGCCGCAAGCAGCACCTGTGTACCCTTCACATCCAATCATACGAGGTAAAACTATGAGCAATACAGTTTACAATTTTGACCCTGACACTTTTAGCATAAAGGTTAAAAAGCCAAAGCGCATCACTCGCGCTCAAATTCTCAAAGCAATTAGATGCAAGCATCTAAGCCTAGAAAAAGTTTTAACAAATGTAGGTAATTACTTTCTGTTTACCTATGACACGCACCCGCATTTGGATGGTGAGGATCGTCCAGAGGGCGCTGATTGGGCGCAGCATATCGTTAACGTGCATCAGCTAAATCACATGAGCCTACATAATTGGATCAGTGAAGGGTTAGACATGGTTAAGGCTATGGAAGGAGAAACCTACGGCTTAGATGATCCAGAGCGCTTTGCGAAAGACGAAGATGGAAACACGATTGTTGTTGCAAGAGCAGGAGAGCCAAAACAATGAACTCATTTAACAAACTCCGCGCCATGTTGCGCGACATGGAAGACAGCTTAGGCATCGTGGGCGATATCATCGGCGCACTGTCATTGTTCGGCATTCTATTCGTAGGCCTGTTCTTTGCCGGTGTATTCCAATGAGCAAGACATCTAAAACCTATGGCCTCAATGATCGCTTTGCTAAGGACAAAGATGGCAACACTGTAGTCATTGCAAAGGTTGGAGATGCCAAGCCAAACCTTACTTACATCTTCCCATATGATCGGATCAAATCTGAGAAACAGAACGGATTATGGCAAGTCTGGGTTGAACATCAAAACACCGCAGACATCGAAGCCTTTGCCCAAGACGCAACCAAACAAAAAGCAATCTTTAAGCTTGGCATGGATTGGGCCAGAAAGAACCGATAGCCAATACACCCTCACAGCCACACAGAAGCCCCCTCAGTGGGGCTTTTGCTTTTTCTGGGGCATACCTAGCCTAACCAAACTTACCCGCCCTCATTTGCAGGCTTTGTGGCCTTCTAGGATCTATTGCCCATGTCAGTCTAACCAGTGCCGCTTGGTACTCCGCTTTCACGCTGTGGCGCGACTTTCCCAGAAGCTTAGAAAGATACGCCCACTTTGGCCCACGCTCCCGGCCAACGGCACTATGCGCAGCCGCCCAGATAATCTGCCGATCTTCTTTGCTGAGAAGCAATCCTAAGTCGATAGCATTATCCAAGCGATCTATCTGCTCAGATGTTGGCTGTATACGCACGACTTGCGCATCAGACCAGCCATAGGCTGACCAGCTTTGCACGTACTCAGGCCAGCTTGACATCTTCTGCTTGCGAAACGGAGCAGGCAAGGCACGCTCAGTCTGCGCAGCCTCAAGAAATAAATCATGCAAATCTGTAACCGTAAGCTTGCTGTAATTACTCTGCCGCATCAGCCATGTTCCTTTCAACCTGTTCCGCAAACTGCGCCTGCTCCATAGGTGACATCGCCATCACAGACGAAACAACCTGCATATAATTATCACGCGAGTTTACCTTACGAAGAAATCTAAGGATCTTTTCTAAACGATAAGACAACGGATCTTCCTGTATCTTTTTCACCGCTGCTTTGTACGCTGGCCGCATCCGCTGCAATGTCTGCACCAGCTTTTGATTTGCCCGATCATCTGTACAAGCTTGTACTGTATGACCAGTCTTACAAGTATTTATAGTATTAGTATTTATGTATTCCTTAGTATTAGGAATACTAGTATTTACGTAATTACTAGTATTTATGTAATTACTAGTATGTATCTCGCCTGCGCGGCTCGCGTTAGCGTACTTGGAAAAGCCCATATGTCAATCCCCTTTATTTAGCCGCGACAATGTGTCTATAATCACACGATCATCATCGCTTTTGTAGGCTAGATCTGCGTAGAGATATGCGTAGTTTACCAAGTCAACGATGTTGTCTTCGTCGTTCTTCCCGGCAATCTCTCTGGCAATCTTCATATCACTGAGCATCAGGCAAACTGTACTTTCCGAAACCGGCACGCCTACGTGCTGGCTCCAGCGTTGTGCCAGCAGGCGGTAAAGCTTGCTGTGATGCCCGCGCTGCTCTGCTCTTTGCAGCAATATCTCGCTGCTTTTTTTCTGCAATTCTTCGATGTAAGTCACAAACTGTCTCCCAACATTTCTGGTTACTGGCGCAGATCAACTCGCCGCTAAGCAAGATGACCCAGCCATCTAGGTTTAGATCGTGCAAGAACCCGCAGCCCTTGCACGTTACGGGCCTACTCTTCTTCCTGCCCATGATCAGGCACGTAGCCGTACCCCTCGCAGTCCTCGCAAGTCACGTTGACCTCGCTGAGAAAACCACCGTTGACATAATCTACGACAGGCTTTTCAGCCATGCGCTCACCATCGCCGTGACAAACCGTGCATTTCTTAGCAGGCTCTTCCCAACGCTGACCGTGTGCAACGAAGCTAAACACGGCACCATCAGAAGTTACACTTAAACTTTTCACAGCCAATCCTTTCTTAGCAGAATTGTATATCCAAACATTTTAAACAGCGTGCGCTGCTTTGGATTGTGCCGCTTGTGCGCCTTGCGCATCCG